GGTGGCCTCCTTCTGCCGTAGATGTCTAGGCCATGCACAAGCCGGCGCGTGACTATATGGCAGACTTTTGTCAGATGATCCTTGTTGCCCCTATGCGCCCTTCGGGCGCAGATCATCCGGTAAATCCCCTATCGTCCGGGGAATCCCCGCCCCCCTGATGATTATCGCCTTCCTCTTGGGCCGGGCGGCTGCAGCAGCGTCCATGGGTTAGGTGCAGTGTCGGCTGCGCGTCGGGTCCTGGTCTTAGGGGGCATCATCCCCGCTATGCCGGCTGCCGGAGCTTGGAACGGTCCATCCCTGGGGGGCGTTGCCCCCAGAGCGGCGTAGCTCCAGTTGGATCGCTTGCTCCTAGGTGCTCCCACGGCGTTCCTATTCACCACATCCCAGGGCGTGGCCCCTCCCGCCCCGATCGAGCTGAGAGGCTTCTCTGGCTTCTTCATCTCCGGGTCGTGCCCGGTCTTCATGGTTGGCTTCAGTTCCATCTCTCACCTCGCTTCGCTCGGTTCGGCCCCCTTAGAAGCCGCTGGGAATACGTGGGCGCGCAGCGCCCGTTGACTTCACACACGGAACGTGCGAAATGTCAAGGGCCTCAACAGGAGGTCCCCCCGCGCATGTTAGCTCGGCTAAGGCCTATGGGGTAAGCCCTGGCGTTGCCGCACCAGGGGCCGGCCGTAAGGCCGGGCGGGACCATAGCTGTTGGAGATGGGGAGGTTATCCCCTGGTGTGAGTCCGTGATAAGAGGTTATACAACCGACCGTATAATCTACGAGGAATGACTGGGGAGTAGCTAGCGAATTCGCTACTCCTCGGTTCATCCATCCAGGCAAGAAAAAGCCCCCCTAGCCGCAGGCCGGGAGGCTCTTTCCGGATTGCCGCACTTGCGGGGGGCGAACGCAGCAACCCTCCCAGCTGGAGACGGACGAGGTCAGTTCAGCTGGTAACTAATGCCAACCCTGGCAGTGTTATCTCGATGCTTCTCAAACGGCCCACCATCGAACTCGTGGCGCAGGGCCTCTAACTTGACAAGTGTGTAGGGCCTCACTCTGAAGACAACGCCCCCACCATAGACGGGGCCAGGATCGCCAACATCTGACCATGCGTAGCCCGCTGTAAGGAAGGGCATCACCCGGTCTGTTACGAATAAGCCGGCAACTACCCTTGCTGTCGCCTTCCACCTGACCCGAATGTCGTCCTCGCAGTGGTCCGAAAACTTCAAACTTGTCCGGGTGTAGTCCGCTTCTAATCCAAGGGCGAAAGGGCGCTCGAAACGCCTTAGCACCCCCACATAGCCACCATACTCCCAGCCCTTATCCTTCCGATGGTCGAACCAGTTGGAACTCAGGGTATCTGTCACATGACCCCCAGTCATGCCCCCGTACCACATAGTGCTCGGGCTGAACGAGGCGGTCTTCATAGGCGCTGGATAGTCATCAAAGATGCTACCGCCCTTATCTGCCCCCTCAGCTGTCGCCACTCCCATCACACTCAGGAATGTGCATGCCACGATCAGCGTCTTCAATTGCATAGCCTATCTCCACTATCTTAACACCAGCTTCTTGAAAGAGACTTCTAGACAGCTTCATGCTATCTTCCCACCTGTCAGGGCCCCCCTTAGGAGCTACAACGCATGCAATCCCTGCCTGGATAATATGAACTGCACAGCGATGGCAGGGCATCATTGGCCAGACATACATGATAAGCTCTGGCTGTCTCTCTGGCAGAAACAGCAAGGCATTCATCTCAGCATGTATCGTCCTCTTCAGTTTCTCCACACGTAACTGGGGGTCATCTGCTCGGATATAATGAGGGTTATCAAAGATACCCTGAGGGAACCCGTTGTACCCCAAGCTAGCAATACTCTTATTGGGCCGCACAATGACGGACCCGCACTTAGTACTACCATCCTTACTCCACTGAGCTATATGCTGGGCTAATCCCATAAAGTTAGCTGGCGATGGCACAGGCGGCTCCTTCACAGTCTGCCACAGGTTTGGCTTGAAGCAACGCTCCCCTCTTTCCGCCAGTCGTGAATGTAGCACAGCCTTTGGCCCCCTCTGCCCAAGCCTTCTTGTAGATCCCCTTGAAGTCCAGCCAACTGGTATCTGCCGGGACGTTGCAGGTCTTCGAGACTGCACTGTCGGTGTACTTCTGGGCAGCCGCCAGCACTGCGATATGCTCTTCTGGTGTCACCTCATCGGCAGTCCTGGGCTTCACTCCCAGGTACTTGTAGCTGTAATCCTCCACCTCATAGTTGACGGGACCGCCTGGCATCTGCACAATGCGCTCTTGCTGAACCGCAAAGACTGGCTCGATCCCGCTTGAAACGTGGCCCATGCAGAACGAGATCGTGCCAGTGGGTGCCATGCTGACCAAGTGTGAGTTCCTTATCCCGTGGTCCCTGACCACCTGGAACGTAGCGGGATCAAGTCGTCTCACGAAGGGCTGCTCCAGATACTTGGAGGTATACGCTGGAAAAGCCCCCTTCTCCTTGGCCAGCATAGCAGACTCGTAGTATGCGGCGTCCATCAGAGTGTCCATGATGGCCGACTGCACGTCAATGTAGTCCTCGGTTCCGTATTCGTAGCCAATGGCTTCGATAGCGTTAGCCATCCCCATGAAGCCCAGTCCCATCCGCCTGTTGGCTTCAGCCTGCTCCTTCTGCTCGGGTAGTGGGTAGATAGCGGTATCCACTACATTGTCCATCGCTCTCACAACATGCTTCACATCGTCCCGGAGAGACTGAACGTCTATATCCGGCTTCCCCTTTCTGTGCCTCAAATAGCGCACGAGATTGAAGGAGCCCAGGAGACACGCGCCAAAGGGAGGCAAAGGCTGCTCGCTGCATGGATTGGTGGCTGCGATTGTCTCGCAGTATTGCAGATTGTTCTCTTTGTTGATAGTGTCGATAAATACAACGCCAGGCTCTGCCCAATCCCATGTCGACCTCATTATCGTTTCCCAGAGGGCCCTGGCGTTGACGAGCCGGTATACCTCTCCTTCAAAACGGAGTGGGAAGAGACTGCCTCCGTCAACAGCACCCATAAACTCGTCAGTAACAGCAATGCTGAGATTAAACCGACTAAGTTTATTATCATTCTGTTTAGCATGGATGAACTCCTCTATATCAGGATGATCCACTCGCAGAATGCCCATCTGGGCTCCCCGGCGCTCGCCGGTCGAGGCTATCATAGAGCCAAGTGTGTTAAACATTTCCAGGAAACCAACTGGCCCTGCAGCGTGACTGTCAAGGGAACGTATAATGGCATTTCTAGGGCGAATGGTGGAGAAATCATAACCGATCCCTCCGCCACGCCGCATAGTTTCAGCAGCCTCCTCAAATCGGCATAAGATCGATCCTGGTCCCCGTAGACTATCACCGATTGTCCCTGACACGAAACAGTTATAGGGAGTAACTGCTTTAGTGGTACCAAGGGATGAAAGAATTCTGCCAGCCGGCGTGAACCTGCCATCAAGCATGACGTCCCGGAACTCTCTAAAGTGGTAATCGCTATCCGCCAAACAGGCAGATACTCTGTTACAAACGGCACGAAAATCTTCCCCCTTCTGTGTATACTTGAACTTAAAGGTTTCCTTTGACGCAAGCGATTGTGGGCCTGGCGCGGGCATACCGATCATGTTATGGTTCCCCAGTCTGGTGTGATGGATATATGACAATATCACGTCCATGTCACGAGAGCACGTTGATTTTCAACATAATTTCGACATGGTGTGGCCGCGGAGCAACAGTAGATGGTCGATGAAGCATACCCCCCTCTAGGTCATGAGAGCCGGCTGGAACGGGAGAACCTCCTGGCGCTCGCTGAGGAGCTTAAGAAGCGCAGGACGGCCGATCCTCTGCGGAATTACGTCCTTCACCCCAAGCAAAGAGCCTTTGTTTCGTCAGTTCTGGACGGTCTGGCCAAGGAAAACTGGTTTATCGCTGCCAATCGGAGCGGAAAGAGCGATGCGGGGGCCTATGTTGGGGCCTATCTGGCCCGATTTGGCACAAAAGATGCCCGCGCCACGTCAGGGTGGGTATCAGCCCTCGATTTTCCCACCTCTCGGGACGTCATACAGCCTAAGTACTTCGATAATGGCTTCGTCCCGGCGGGGCAGAGGCATCCTCCTTTCATACCTAAGCACGAAATAGCGGAGTGGAGAGTAGATGACCAAATCCTCAAGCTCAAAAACGGCTCAATCATCGGCTTCAAGAGTGCTGACAGCGGCCGAAAGAAGTACCAGGGCGCTGAAAAAGACTGGTTCCACATGGACGAGGAGCACCCCTGGGAGATCTACGAAGAAGCCATCATTAGAGTGGGTGCACGACCTCTCCTCTTCTTCTGCACTGCAACGATCCTTCCGCCTGAAGGTGTTGGATCGACTGTTTCCTGGGTCTTCGGTAAAATCATCCAGCCGTGGAAGTCAGGACAACTCAAACACGCCGCCCTTTTCGGCGCGTCTATTTATGATAATCCAGGCATATCGCGCGACGAGATCGCCCGCCTCGAAAGTGTATATCCCCTGGGGAGCATGTCTCGGCGCATCCGTCTCGAAGGTGAGTGGCTGCCGGGGATCGGTGGCGCGCGAGCTTACGGAGCGTTCCAGAGAGAACTTCATGTTAAAGAACAGCCACCCGTTCTTATGCGTTCACCCCTGGTGTGGACGTGGGACTTCAACGTCGAGCCGATGGTATCCCTTGTTTGCCAAGTCGACGGAGGGCTCTATCGAGTACATCGAGAAATAATCCTGGACGAGGGAAGTATCCCTGAGATGTGCGAGATGTTCAGGATGGCCTATCCAACACATGAAGCGGAGATATGGCTCTATGGAGACGCAAGCGGAGAGCGCAGAACTGGACAGACTGGCAAGTCGGATTACTTCGTTGTCATGCAGGAAATGCGTAACTTCAACCTGCCCATTAAGATGCGCGTCCCGCCCGATAACCCGAAAATCGCTGATAGAGTTAATTCTGTCAACCGACTGTGCAAAGACGAAAAAGGGCTTATTAGGCTGCAAGTTGACCCTCAGTGCGTGGAACTTATTGCTGATCTCGAGGGTGTCCTTCGCGACCAGCGAGGGGGGATCTTTAAGGTTCGCAATAAGAAAGACCCATACTTCAGACGGACGCATACTAGTGACGCCCTCGGATACTGGTTGAGCTATGAGGAGCCGGTTCGCCCCCCGTCGGATCACGGGAACTTCAAACGAGCGATCAGTATTGCCCAGCCACGGTACGGGTTCGGTGCTAATAGATGAAGACGAAAGTGTTCAGGCGAGTGTGGGTTTCCCTGAGGTTCCCAGGCGTCATTGTCGAGTCTGCAACATTTTAATGGCCACCCGAGCCGAAAACCGCATTGGAGTTCATGTCCGTTGCGTGTATGATGCCTCCAAACGTCCAAGAGGGATGCTGAAGGGGCCACGCTATGGCAAAAGCAGATCGTAAAAGGCCTCAAAAGGACCCAGGCGCTGACGTGCCTGTCGCTGACGGCGACTCCGTCTTGGTAATCCAGGCAGTCAACGCTTTCTGGCATGAGGCCGACGATGCCAAGCGTGATCGCATGGAGAAGAACCGGATTAACCGGGAGGCCTTCTTCGGTCGGCAAAACTGGAGCCATAAGCAAGATGGGCAATCTACTGAATTTATTCCGAAGACCAGCACCTCTATCGAACAGCTTGCCTCTTTTGTCAAACGAGGACTTATTAAGTTTGGCGAATGGTACGCGGTCGAGCTGGATCGACAACTCGCTCCGATGGTCGCGGGAGCCCAGGTCAGAGCGATCCTCAACACGTTCTTCGACGATCTATGGGTGGGCTCCAACAACCAGACTACTACACTTCCTCTGATCATATCGGACTGCGTCAAGTCCGGCCTGATGGAAAGCCTAATGATCCTGAAGG